GTTATTAAATAACTTATCTCCCTCCTGAGCCAAACTAACGCGCTGTAATAAATGTCTGGATTTTGAATGTTTTTTTCACGTTGATAAATGCGTAGGTATTTTTCTACATCATGGCGGTCTGGTATGGGTTCGAGATTCAATGATGCCAGGATCAGGAGTGTGTCTGATTCTTCTCCAGCTATAATCTCTCTTTCTGCCCAATTTGTTATTACTTTAATGAAATCATCCAAACCGATTACTTCGAAGGTCTCACTGAACACCTTTAGGCATAGTAGATCTTGTAAGTTCAGTTCATTATTTTGGTATTCCATTTCCATCACAATTCCATTCTATTCAAAGGATTTAACAACATCGCTTCAGAAAAATGATCTGGCGTAAAGTGTGCGTATCGCATCGTTACCTTAATATCCGTATGTCCCAATATCCGTTGAAGCACAAGGATATTGTGCCACCATTCATCATGAAATGATAAGCAAAAGTGTGACGTAAAACATGCGTTAGCTGTCCGGCAGATGTCTCAATGCCTGCGCGCTGCATTGCCTTTCTAAAAGCTGAATAGCACGTAGAAAAGAGTGGCTGCGCCTTTCTGCTTAATGGCAGCTCAGCCTGCAACTTCTCAGTGATCGGCACTGCACGGTTTTTCTTGCCTTTAGTTTTTACGTAGATTATCTGACCCGCACGAATCTGGTTCCCTTTAAGCCTTCTGCCTCACTCCATTGTGCGCCAGTTGCCAGGCAAATTTTCACAATGGCTGTTAGGTCTTCGGAGCGGCTATTCTCACATTCTGTGAGTAACGTGTGGATCTCCTCAATGGTGAGATATGACATCTCCGACTCACTGATTTTAAACTCGCGCACATTCTCAAGTGGATTGGGGGCGGTCCATTCATCCAAACGGCGCAGCTCATTAAACATCGGCCTGAAATACGCCAGCTCTAAATTAACCGTGCGCGGCGTTACCGACTTCACTCGACTTGAGCGGGTGATCTTCCCGCTTAACCGCTGCTCGCGATAAGACGCAAAAATTTTCGCGTTAAACTCGGTTGCGAGTGGATTTCCCATTGCTTCGCAGGCGAACGCCATCGTGGTGCGCCGTTTGTCGCCATCCGCCAACGTAATGCCATGCGTGTTGAACCATAATTCAACCAGCTCAATTACCCGGCGCTTATCTGTTTTCTCTCCCAGCCACGGTTTGTCCTGAGCCTGATCTTTTACGAACTTCTCATAAGACTGCGCTTCGCCTTTGGTAACGAATTGGCGGCGTATCCTTTTGCCGTCACGGCCGTTCGGGAAAATCTGCGCTTGCCACTTTCCGTTGGGTAATTTGCTTATCGCCATAGTGTTAATTAAAAATCCATATCTTCGGTTATTAAATCTAAATCAGGAGATTCTATTTCAATAAAAGTAAGTTTGTTTTTATTTTTAAAAGCGTGACACAGTTTCCCTAATGGATCTTTATCTATCCCAACATAGTCACCTAAAAAAATTCCACCTTTAAAATACGAGTTTCTATAGTATGCATCTCGCTTGTAAGTGTTTATTTTATACAGGAAGGTTTCTCCCGTTTTTGTGGGGCCATCTATTAAATTTATTATTTTTTGTGACAGCGTCTTTTTATCCGATAGGCTGTTAAAACGACTATTTAAGTCGTTGATGGCATCTAAGATTAGAGTGTCAGTTGAACTTAAAATTGTTTTCTCACCAACTTGTGCTGGTTGTATTTTTAGTAGTTGAACAATTGAGTTTACATCACTTTCATCAGCCGCATAAGTGGATTTTAATGCCTTTTCGATTGATGATATGTTGTTAAATGCATTGTCGATTCTGAAACTTGTGTCATATTCGCAATATCTAAAAGCTTGTACATCAAAAGGGCTTAAAGTTTTGTCATCTTTGATTAAAACAGTTTTTTTATTAAATGCCTGCCTTAGTCCAAGCTCATACATAACGTTAGGGTTTCTTCCGCTTAAATCACAGATAGCAATGTCACATTCAACAATTCTTCTCAGAATATCAAGTACGATTAGATTTGAACTACTAATCTCATCCGCTCTAACAGGGGAAAACCCTGCTTTAGCACAGGCAGGTTTAATGATATGGCTATAGACTCGATCAAAGTGGCGTGTATCATAACCATTCATATCAGCGATGGGCATTATTACGAAACATGTTTTTAAAGATTCTACGCTCGTGTTTTCTGCAACATCTGAGGTGGATAACTCTTCATTTTTTTTAACGGCCCTATCCATTCTAAATTCCTTCATAGATACTCAGTCTTAGCAACAACCTTTCCAAGAACTTTAATATCGTCTGCTTTGCATTCAAACGATGCCTTGCCATTCTCGACGCGAATGCGTCCACTGGGAAAACGGTATAATTCTTTAACGCTAATGAGCTTATCAATCTCGATAAGCCACAGCCCGTCGGTGATTTCAGCGTTGGTCATATCAACCAGGTAATTCTGTTTCTCGAAATGTACTAATTGAGGGGCTTTAACATCACTTGGTAAGAGCTGAGAGTCATAATCAACCCAATCTGATGATGAGAAATTCCCATTTGTGATTTTTTTGAGTTCAATTTTGGTTGGTGCTTCATCTTGCTTTGTGATGTTCGAATCGCCGCGGCCATATGTCAGCCACTCCAATGAAGTGCCTGTTTCCATCGAGCAGATCAGAACCCAATCAGCAGGAAAGTTCCCACGCATTATACGGTTAGCCATCGTACTTTGTGACACGCCTAGATGGCGGCACAGCGCCTGCCGAGATGAAAAGCCATAAGCTTGAACGATGCGCTCAATGGGGTCTTTACCACCCTCTGGTAAAGTGGGTGCTTTACGACTCGTAAAATATTTCATTGAGATTTCCAATTTGTGATCCTAATATTCACTAGTCGTATAAAGACGTGTTTAATAGTGATGAATAGAGTTGGCTAGAACTCAACAGAGGATAGTGCATCATGACTCGTAAACTTTCAATGCGCCCATAAATCAATCTCGTGATCTCGGAACCCTACATCACCGTAGAAGAGTTCTGCCGCCGCACAGGTTACAAGGAAGGCACCGTTCGCCAGATGTATCGCGAAAACCGTTTGCCCATCAGGAAGAAAGAAGGGCTTAACGGCCTTATCGAAATCAACATGGTTGCTCTCACTATCGAAGCCGCTGCTGGCTGTGAAATCACAATGCAGGCTTGATACATCCATATTGGGTTAGCAGAAGGGATTTATCATGTTTGATTTTCGAGTCTCCACACATAGCCATTTTGATGATGCGTGCCGGGCATTTGCACTGAAGCACAACATCATTCAGCTGGCTAACAAAGCCGGGCTGAATCCTCAGACCATCCGTAACAAACTAAATCCGGAACAGGTTCACCAGTTGCGGGTTTCTCTCCCAGCATTTCAGCAATGCGGGCGATGCGGTATCCCTGAAAGTACAGCAGTAAAGCCTGTCTGCGGGGATCGAGGTCGTCGGGGGCGGGTGTCATGTTCATGCAGCCAAAATACGGCACCGCCGCTTCCTTTTCCGCCCTCCCGCATTGTGTGGTTTCCCGCACAACGTCCGCGCGTTGTTTCGATACCCCTGCCGCCGCAACCATAGGGCCTCACAGAGTTTTACTGACCGGAGCCTGGACAATGGCAAAGAAAGCAAAGCGTTTTCGTATCGGGATGGAAGGTGCCACCACGGACGGGCGCACCATCGAGCGCAGCTGGCTTGAACAGATGGCGGCAAATTACAGCCCTGAACTGTACACCGCCGTGATCAACATGGAACACATCAAGGGCTACATGCCAGACAGTCCGTTTCGTCGCTTTGGCGTAGTGGAAGCGCTGGACGCCGAAGAAATCTGCGACGGCCCGCTGAAGGGCAAGCTGGGGCTGTATGCCCTGATCAACCGGACTGACGAGCTGGTCACGCTGACCGGCACCATGCAGAAAATCTTTACCTCTATGGAAATCCGCCCGGAGTTCACGGACACCGGCGCGGCCTATCTGATTGGCCTGGCCGTTACCGACCATCCGGCCAGCCTCGGCACGGAAATGCTGCAGTTTAGCGCCAGCGCCGGGACGAAGCCGCTGGCAAACCGTAAGCAGCATCCTGACAACGTTTTCTCTGCCGCTGAAGAAACCCTGATCGAGTTTGAGGACGTGGCCGACGAAAAGCCCGCCCTGTTTACCCGCATCAAAGCGATGTTCAGCA